TCCATAAGACACCTATAGAATAACTATAGGATACTATAGTATCTCTATATTAATGTGTTGTTGTTCTTATCTTATTCTTATTCCATAGAATTCTCTAGTATCTATAGGGGGGAGTTGTCTTCCGTCTTCCCTCCCCCTATCTCCGATATTGTCCACATTTAAATCCAAGAAGCTTGTCTACCCCTTTTGGGGGCTTTAGGGAACAGAGCATTGTTTACGAATTTCTCTAGTTCCTCTTCCATTAACTGGGCTTGTCTTGTCTTCATTTCTTTGTCTGCGTCGACAGCCATCTGTTCGACCCAGTAGGCTACAGCCATGGACAACGCATCGAGTCTATCGTCATGTGACAGGGCACCTTTCTCACGTGTTAAACGTGTCATCTGGTACATCATCATGTACCTAGTAGCCTTGTCTGCAGGATAACTCTGGGCACTCTGGTAGTCCTGTTCGATAACTTTAGGATCTATAATAAGCCTGTGTTGGTTCATTATAGGCTCTAAGGTATCTACCATTCGCTTTTCCTTTTGGATCGAATGACGGACTTCCTGCATAGTCACAGGGTATATCTTGGTGAAGTATGGGGTGAGGAGTTCTTTGAACATCCCGTCACCAAAGTTACTTTCAATCAAGACCTCATTGACTTTATGTGCCTTAGCTAAGTTAGCTAGTTTAGTGAGTGTGTCTTCAGAGTATCCACCTTGTAGACCACCTGCGGCAGTAACAAAAAGGTTACCATTAAGCATTTTAACGATTGCATATGATGTTTCATCAGCACCACGACCCGAGGGGTCAATAGCCATGACAGCACCATCGTATGGTAACCAGTCTCCTAAGGTTTCTTGAGGACTGAAGAACTTGTCTCCGTTGAGTCCTACGTTAGGAACATCCTTAACCTCTAGGTGACTTAGCCGTCCCCAGATGACATTCTCTGGGGCTTTGTCTACGTTTGTAGGCAGGATTATCAGATCACTGAGTTTCAGTGGATATCTATCCTGATCTGATAGACTTGTGTCGAGCATGAACTGCAACGCAAACCCTGATCGTCCATAGGACAACTCACGTTCCAATAGATCTGTATCATCGAATCTGTGAGGGTCTGTAGGCTCTCCTACGGCCTTCTGTTGCCTGTCTAGGGGGTCAGCTACTAGGGGAGCTAATCGATCGCCCATACGGGCTCTCTGGAGCTCTGAGGGGTATCTGGCCGGCCATATTTGGACTTGGTATCCGCGTTCTGGAAGAAGTTCATAAATCGACATTTCTGTCTGGGGTGTACCTAGGTAAATGATCTTGCCGTCTGGTTTCAGTACAGCGTCAAATTCCTTGATAGCCTCAGACAGTTTCTCACGCATTGTCTGGGTAGCTGAGTTGTTAGGAACCTCAATATCATCAGCTACGATGATGTCAGCGCGAGAACCTGCTAGTTGTCCCGTGATACCCACCGATTTAACAGAAGGTGAGTGGGATGCTTTAGCAGGGGCTACGTCAAAGGCAATCTTACTATTACGTTGCCCTTCACGTGGTTTGAGGTGCACTAAGAATGGTACCTCATGTATCAGTCTCTGAGTGAAGGTAGAGAAGTCGTCAGCACGTTGTTTGGATGCTGAGACTACCAAGATCTTCTTCTCAGGATCCTGTAGGAGTTCCCAACACACATACGCAGATGTTACATACGATTTACCAACACCACGGAATGCCTCAATGACACAACGGCGTGGAGAGTGTTGTAGGAAGTTTGCGATATCGTATTGTACGGGTGTGGGGTCTGGGAGGTTCAAGTGCTTCCATATAAGAAACAGGAAGTTCCTGAAGTCCTTTAGTTCATCCATCAGCTAACCTTATGGAGTGCCTCGACATTAAACGGTAAGGAGTCCACGAGATTCCCTAGTGCAGAACCTTCAGTAGGTAGTGCTTCAATACCGTTGTCTTTGAGGAACTTGATTGCCGCTGATAACTCTGCCGCAGTTGCATCGCCACCTCTGATCTTATCTAGAAGGTCTGTCGCTACTGCGGTGTGCAGGGTTTCTAATAACTCTTGTGAAGCTGTCATTGATTACGGCTCCTATTCTGGGCAGGACTTTGTATACGTAGATTACGTAGAGTATTCAGTTTGGGGTTGCGGTTGCGATGATCAACATCCTTACCGTCACCTTTTCTGACACGACCTGCGCGTTCCATTATACGCCGAGCTTGGTTTCTACCGGCTCTACGTTTCTTTTGTTCTGGTTGACTATGGTAGTTCTTGTATTCGGATTTGTAGTCGCGCATATCACTTCTTCCAGTTGGCGAGTGATTTCAATCCAAAGCTTGCGGCAATAGCCGCTCCTAAGAAGCCTTTGTAGTAATCAGGCATGCTGTCGAGAACCCTGAAGCCTTCTTCAATATAAGGCACCATGGATGGGACAAAGGCACCGATCATCGGGATCGAGAGGATAAACACAAACCACTCATCTTTAAATGAGCTCTGTGATCCTTGTGCCTGTATAGCGTCCCAGTTTTCTTCAGACTGTAGTTGCTTGATTTTGACTTCTTGTTTGATTTTGGATTCTTCAAACTTACCCTTTACGAACTCCGTAGCTATGCCCCCAAGGAGCGATAGAATCTGGATCATACTAAGGTTCCTTAGGTTGGGATCTGAAGATCGTTGTTCTTCTGTTGTGTACCATCTGTAAGACGCTTACGCTTCTTATCGAGTTTCTTAGGATCGATAACGTTCTTCTGATCGTCGTACATTGTCGTCTTTTCCGCTACACCGTCACTATTAGTGTCGAGCGTTGCAGTACCATAACCACCGGCAGAATTACGCACTTGGTTGTTATAGTAGTTGTTCTTTGGCTTGCTAGAGCCACCACCTAAACACATATGGTTTTCCTTTAGTTCCGAGAGATGTAGTAGAAAATGTAGCCAATTAAACCAAGGCCGCTAAGAAGGGCGACAGCCAACAAAGTGCCAATAGTCCAATCCACCAGTTTCTTCTTACGTCTCGCGGCATCGGCTTTCGCTTTTCGTTCAGCATCTAATCTCTTCTGTTTCTGTGCGGACTGGTACTCAAGCCACTCTGTCCATAAGCCGGCGCGGCCGGAATAGATCATCAACTGCTTGAGTTCAGCCTCACGTTCTTTAAGTTGTTGTAATGCAAGGAATTCTTCTAAGTCTGACCGATCATGCCCTTTGCCTGATTTGTCATTAACTTTCTTTTGTAATTCCGTCTTTGCTGTAAAGTATTGCCCCAATGACTGCCCCGCCGCCAAAAGGTCACCACCATTTTGGACGGCTGTCTTTATCACGGCAAAGGCCGCATTAGCGGCGGCGAGTTCTGCAATCATTGTGCGACCACCCTGTTCTCTAAGAAACGGTCTAACTTGTTGTCGAGAGCTTCAAGGCGATCAATAACCCGATTGATATCAGCGTGAACCTCCACTTTAGTGACATACTCTTTAGCCATCTCTTCTCTTGTTCGATTAATTAAAACGTTGAGTCGGTGTGTTTCACTCCACATAGATTTAGCGAACCAACTAACGAGTCCAAGGGTTACTGTCAGAAGGACGTTCCAGAGCATCATATCCATTGGTTACTCCGGTTTTGGATTAGCCGCCTTTACAGCCGCAATGGTATCTGCCCAGATAGTAGTGCCGTTGACGCTATCCCAATATTGCATATCGAGTTGCTCTGCTATGCTTGGGTATTCTTCTTCACGATCAAACTTGTATTGATTAGCGGCCATGTAGGCTTGATGCGCCTCCATTTCTTGTTCTCTTTCAGCTACTTCTTCAGCCGTGAATGGAACAATAATGCCCTCTGGATTCTCTGGGGTAAAAATTACTCTATTCATTATTTTCTCCTATGATCCTTCAACGCCAAACACAGCGAGATAGAAACGTCCGACATTTCCGTTATCAGAGTAAAAACGCATACCTGTGTACGCATTAGAATGAGCATTGGTACTGATTCCTGCTACGTTACCTCCAAGGAGATTGTTGTCGTCATCACCACGCAGACAGACATAATTACCTAAAACCCTTGGATAGGTTGATGCTGTTCTTGGGTGTCGCACTTCAAACGTATACTCAATACCTCCTTGAGCCGACCCGTTGCCAATCCCACCTCCTGCGGGCATAAACTGCCATTCGTTTTGGTTATAGGAATATCGAGCTTGAGCGTCATTCGCTCCTGAAGAGTATGCTTCAAGACCACCTGTTACTGAGCGGTATCCTGCTCCGCCTTCTTGAGTTCCATTCGTAAGTAATCGAACCCGCAAGTCATTCGCGTTGTTGATCGGCCAGTAACTCATGTGAAAAACGTAAGCCGTGTAATCATCAGTAAATATGTTATCTACATCAACAGCGGCGGCGTTGACGTTTGAGTTGTAAGTGCTAAAGATTGGAACCATTCCGCCCGCTTGTCCCCAAGACAAGTTTGTACCGTCTGTCTTGAGAGCTAGTCCTGCATTACCTGACTGACTTGGAAGGTCAGAACCCTGTGCCATCAACTCCCAGTTTGCAGAATCATTTGCAAACGTAGAGGCATCTGAGGTGTGCGCTGTTGTACAAATATAAGAGTCAACACCGTAGCGCACGATGTCGTCTTTAACGTAAGCGGTGGAACCTGTCCACGCGCCTTGCCAAATGGGTTTAATCCGACCCAGATTGATTGTCGCCATGATTTCTCCTAGCTTATGCGATAGTGCAAATTAGATATCCATCTGAGTCGATGGAGTACGTTTGATCGTCAGACCCAACAATGACTAGGTCATACAGGTCTACTTGGTTGTTATCTTGTAGGGCGGTTACGTCTTCGCCGTATGTCCAATCGAGAGTGCCATCTGCGTTAAAGACAAACCCGTGGAAACTAGAACCCGCC